CTGTATCGAAAAATACTATCATATCTTTATTTGCCATAATACTATCCTCTTTCTGTTATTATTTTACTTTATTAGTTTGCAATTTCAACTGAGCAAACTAAACAAATCATTCGCTTGTTCTTCATTTAGGTCAACGACCTTCCAATTTAAAGCATTATATAATCTTTCGACAGCCGAAAATACCGTTTTATTAAACATGATTTCATAATCAGCTTTTAAATCAAACTCTATAGGTAATTCGTTTTTAAAACCTATGACCTCTATATTGTATTTGTTTTTATCTACCATCAAAAATTTTATCTTATCACCAGACTTTATCTTTTCATATTTGCTTTCCAAACCTAAATCATCAATCAACTTATTATGATAAATTGATGCTTTGCAATGTATTGGTGTTCCTTTACCAATACTATAGCCTGAAGCTTTCGAAGCGTATTTGTCATAATCTTTGATACCGCGCGGCCATGCAATATCTTCGATACCTAATTTTTTAAATTGCTCAAAAGATTCCCTATAAATCTTTTGGGTTTCGTAAAAGTCTTTTGTTTTTAATATTGATTTGACAATATTTTGAATTAGTGGTTTGATACTATTTGATATAGACGTTGTTGCTACTTCAACACCAACATACTTAATCTTATCTGTTGGTATACCCTCTTCATCTAATATATGAAGTATATAGCGCTTCTTTTCCAAAAAGATACCAGCATCACATATTGATTCGCGCTTAAATACAAATCTACTATCTTTTGTATAAAGTGTTTTTTGCGCCCATAAAGTAATTTCTGAATTTAATTCTTTATCGAATTTTTCAAGCATCTTATAAGCATCATCACTTATCTTTTTATCTTCAATTAATTTGATATTACACTTATCAAATAATTCTTTAAATGTAAAATAAACTGAATCGGTGTCGCTATATATGTTAATGTCTTTATCTATACCGTGCTTTTTCGCGAATTGAATACCGATTTCAGCCGCTTGCTTTACAACTGCTTGACCTGTCATTGTAATACTTCTAGCTGCGTCAATATCACAAAACGGACTATATTTGTTTGCAAATGTACCATATATACGATTCAAAAGAATTTTTTTGGTATATTGTTGAATGTCTATAAATTCTATTTCTTTCTTCAAAGCTTTCGCTTCATTTGAATCTTTGTCGTGCTTGCGGATATTATTTTTAATCTTTTTAAGCTGATCTTTGTCTTTTACACGATCAGCATATATGCGTTCAATAAGTTCTGGACAAAAACCTTTATGTTTTTGACTATACAAAACTCCCGCTTTTGTTATTGCAACTTCTTGCGATTTGATAAATTGGCTGAATTGTTCAAAGGTAAATGTGTGCATCTTGCCGTTGATTAATTCGATGTCTATCTTGCCATCTTTATGATTACGTATACGTCCAATCTTTGTTTCTGGACTAATATTCAATGTGATAATTGTATTAGGATATAGACTATTTGCATCAAAGCTTACAATACATTCATGCAAGCCACGATTTGGGTCTTTAACAAAACCACCAGCATAATTTTCATTACGATCCATAGGAAAGGTTGGTATAATCATACCCTTACCTAATGCTTGTAATGCCATTGCACCGGTTACAATGCTTACTGTACCCAATGCTGATTCAAAATTGGTCATACCTAAATATGCCAACATTCTTGTAAGCATCAAAAATTGTAATTTCTTTTCAAGTTCAACAATGATCTTTACGTCTTGAATGTTGTATTCAACAAACTTATCCCAATTTTCATTTTGAAGATCGCTTAAATTACCACTATGCTTTACTTTACCAATTCCCAATTCAACCGTGCCGATATGGTTCAAACTATATGATTCTTGCTTATTACGCGAAAACGTAATATATGCATCCATATAATCAATCAAACTTATACCGCGAATATACCAACGACTACTAAGCTTGCCGAACTGTTGCAATATGTTTTCGCGCTTATATATCTCGTCTATTGGTGATAATCTATTAGCCCAATCTTCACCAAGCTTGTTTATTATGCGATTAATGATATATGGTATATCAAAATTTTCCATATTCCATCCAACCACCATATCTGGATAATCTTTACGCCAATATTTCAAAAAGCTGCGAAGAAGATCTGTTTCCGTAACGCATTGATAATAATGAACATTATCTTGCTTGGGATAAAAATCTTTTTCCAATCCCCAAGTATGATATTCATTTGTTAAGCTGTCGTGAATTGTAATAAGTGTGATTGGGTCTTCAGCTTTATCTGGTTCCGGAAAATGATCTGGTGAATACGTCTCAATATCGATGGTGAATATCTTTAGCGGAAATTGACTAAATGCTTTATCTTGATTTTTAAAGCCGAATTCCTCTATTAAAGCTTGTTGCTCGACGGGTAAATTAAAAAATAATCTTTTAATACCGCCTTGTTTGACATATTTGTTACGTTCAAAACTATTATCAAATATAACCTTTTTGAGCTTTGTGTTATAAATGCTTGTGCCGTCTTCACCGTTTGGTGTTTCAACATAAAGAAATGGGTTAAATGGTTTATCAATGCAGATACGTTCACCTGTATTGACATCCCAAGTCCAAAGCTTTAATTGACCTTTACGAGGATTATAATGTATATGACGATAGCCGTTGTAATGCATATCAATAATATAACACGAGGTTATATTCTTTGCTCGGGGTTATTTTGCAATAGTGCTTTACGATCTTTTGAACCATACGGTGTATAGTAAAGTTCGACGTATTCTTCTAAATGGTCATTTAAATACATTGATTGTGCATACTTATAAACATGATCAGAAAGCTTCATATATGTATTACTGTCTTTAAATAAATTTATTATTTTGTCAATTAAATCTTGACCAGTTGTAAATCTAAGTTCTGACGGTGCTGCTGCATATGTTTCAAGATCTTGGCAAATACAAGGTATACCTAAATTAGCAGCTTCAAGATATTTAATATTACTTTTTGCTCTATTGAAAGCATTTGCTTGAAGTGGAGCAAAGGTAGCATTTACTTTGAGATCTGAAATACCTTGCGGATAATCGGGCATAGCTTTCCAATCATGGTATTCCATTTCTCCCGAATCAATAAAGGGCTTACAGCGTAGAGGGAAGCAACCCATAAACACCCATTTAAACTTCTTTCGCGAAGCAATAATAAAATCGACAACGTGTGCGAAATCGTCGTTTTGATTAGTTTTATTAATGACATCAACGTGAGTACCACTGCCACAATAACCAATGCGAGGACGGTCTTTATTAAGTTCATATCTTTTTATTAGTTCATCTCTATTATACAATCCAGCAAACCAAAAACGTGGTGGATAATTAGGTATAACAGAAATTTTCTTATTGCCTGTATGTTGCCTGTAATAATTTTTCATATATTCGCAGGTGACTGACATTTCATCAGACATGGCCATCATTTCTTTAGCACTTTGCAAGATCTCATCGTTATCGAAAGCTTCTTTACAACGATTGAAATCCGGAATATCGTCTTTAAAGATAATATCGTCTATTTCGTAAATAATTTTAAATCCGTGATTTTTTTGATGTTGCTTCAAAAATTCTACAAACTTTAATTGCATTGGAGTTGCTTGGCGTTGTAGTCTTACAGCATCAATACCTACGTAAAATCTTTCATCTAATACCATTGTAGTTAAACCGCTTATAATAGCTTTTTGGTAGGAATTCAAAAGCAATTCAGGCCAAACCATACGCCATAATCCACAACCACCATAATCTGCGTAGTAATTGACAGCTCGTTTTAAATTTGAACCCGGCATTGCGATAGGTGGTGGTTCTGCATTTATTATACGATTAACTTTTGTGGGCGTGGGTATACCGTAAGGCAAACCGCGTGGCGCAAAGGGTATATTTAAACCAGCTATACCATATTGTACTTGAGGTTGATTTTTGACAGGTTGATTTTTAAATTGTAAAGCCATATTATTTCCTTAATTTCGTAATGCCATTATATTTTACCAATTCAATGGTCTTATGCACCGTGGTATTCATAGCATGACTATTGTGCGTAATGATATAAACTGCCTCATTGAATTTTTCTACACGCTCTCTCAAAACACCAATAACAAGCTCTATACCTTTGCCGTCTAAACTACTATCAAGCAATTCATCGTACATGCTAATATTAATTGATACATCACCTTGTAGTCGTCTGATATCTTGGAATGTAAAAAGCATTGCTAGATCAATGCGCTTACGCTCACCACCTGAAAAATTGTAATAAGAGCATTCATGACCCTTATCATCAATAATTGTTTCTTCAAAATATTCGTTAAAGGTGCATCGACAATTGGCATCAAGTTTTGAAAGATAAAGAGACATTCTTTGGTTTAATACTTGTAGTATCTTTTTAACTATAAACGATTTAACGCCTTCTTCTGAAACAACGAATTTTGCAGTTTCTTGAATGTTTATTTTTTTAGCTAATTGTTCTATATGGGTTTCAACTATCTTACATCTATCCAACGTGTCTGATATAAGTGTTTTGAAATCGTAAACATTGATAGAAAGATTTTCAATATCTCTATTAATTTGTTTGTTAACTGATTGAATAGTAGCAATTTTGTCTTGAATGTTTTTATTGTTATTGCTTGTAATATCTAATTGATGCAATTTATTCTTGTAAAGATCTTTACCTTTATTGCATTTTTCAGCTAAAGATTTTGATTCATGAAGAAGCAAAGTTACGTTTTCAATATTTTTTATTATATCTTCTATTTGATTGTTGATGCTCGTTTTCTTTGTATTAATCTGCTCAATATCGCTTTCAGAAAACGGTCTTTTACATGTATCACATGTAAGTCCTATATCTTCTAAATCTCGAAGAATGGTCTTTTTATTTTTTAAATCAAAATTAAGTGTAGCTATCTTCGAAGAAGAGTCTTGTATTTTATCATTAAATTCTTTTAGTTTTGAATCTAGTAAATGAATATTTGATTTTAATTCAATAATTTCATCAGCATTTAATGCGACAATTTGTTTCTGAAGATCTTTTATCTCTTCTTCATTTTGAAGAACACGATTTTGAAGAGATATCTCTTGTTGTTTTTTTGATTCTTCGATATTTTTTTGTTGTTGTGAGTATTTGCCTAAATTATTATTGAGATCATTTAAAATGTTTTGTTCTGAGTCTAATTCTTTCTTTGTCTCGGTGTAATCTAACCGAACGTTGTTTAGCATATCACTGAATATGTTTAATCTAAGAACACCTTCAATAAATTTCCGCTTTTCGACCTTCTTTTGTGCCATAAAAGGAAGGGTTGAATTAACAGACATTAAAATGCTCTGTTGAAAAACATCCGGTGCGCAATTGATAAGCTTACAAACAAATTCATTTGTACGTGGAATACTTGATTTTGTCAAATCAATATTTTGAGGATATGTTTGAAGTAATTGAATTGATGTGGGTTCAATACTTCTCATTAAAACGTAACTATTAACATTGTTATTATCAATAATGTCAAAAGAAAGAATTACCTTGCAGGTACCCGACGAAAAACGATTCTTAATGTGATCTTTCTTAAGAACTCTTAGGGTTTCACCAAAAAGACAAAAATTAATAGAATCACATATAACCGATTTACCTACACCATTTTTAGATCCTTCTTTGTCTAAATTGGTACCGGTTATAACATTAACACCTTTATTAAATTCTAATACTATAGGATCTGAACCTACCGATAAGAAGTTTTGTATTGATAGCTTTTTAAAATTAACTTGTTTCACAATAAAATATTATATCATTGTTATAATGTAATTCACGCGTTTGTGGTAAATATTAACATGAGTATACAATTTTATATAACAGCTGTACCCAAGCAAAATAATGTTGCAGCGTTTAATACGTTACTTAATACAACAATTTCAGCGGCTCAGACCTCTGTTGGTTGGACCGATGCTAACGTAATTAATGTCAATTTTATAGAAATAGGAGAAAGTGTATATCCTATTGTCATCTATAAGAAGACTTAATTAAATTTTGCTTTCTTTCATTGAACCAGGACTAAGAAATACAAATTCACACTTGTCCTGAAATTCTTTATGATTTGAAGCGCCGGTATAGCTAAATGCACTTTGCAAGCCTTGCTCAATTTCGCGAAGAATGTATTTAGCTTTGCCGCGAAATTTAACGGTCTTAATAACACCTTCTACAAATCTATTTTCGCCTTTATTTTCACCAGACGCTGAACCACCATATACTTTATAAAATTCATTATCTTCACTGCGAAAGACTTGACCAGGCGTTTCTGATGTGCCTGCAAGCATACTACCAATCATTACCGCATCAGAATATTTCAAAGCTTTTGATATATCGCCTACGTGACTAATACCTCCATCAGCAATAATGCTGATTGGAAATTGATGTTTATAGCTTTCTTTATATATGCTCTCTAATGCATATAATTGCGGAACACCAACACCTGTATTAAATCTTGTACGGCAAACTGGACTCGGTCCGATGCCAACCTTAACAGCATCGGCACCCCATTCTATCATATCACTATATGCCTCAGCAGTTGCAATATTACCTGCAATAAGGGTTATGGTACTACGACCAGAACGATCCCAGCGAAATATTGAATCGTTTATCCATTTGCACATATCTTTTACAAGAACATGATGACCGTGAGCAACATCAATACAAAATATGCGAGCACCGGCCAAATATAATTTTTCAAAGCGGTCTTTATCTTCTTCTTTTACACCAATTGAAACACCAATATTAGATGGCTCATTCGCTGATAAATAAGAAATCGCTTCATTGTACATTGAAACATTATCTTCAATAGTACAAAAACGATGCAATAAACCCAGACCCCCAAATCGAGATACTTCTGCTGCCATCTTGGGTCCTGTAACATTTTTCATGTTAGATGAAATTACAGGCAATTTAATTGTATGTTGTCCTATTTGTACAGACAGGTCAACAGTTGAGCGACTGGTTATCGTTGAATAATTTGGTTGTATAAGAACGTCACTATAGGTATATGTATTCATATACTTTATATGATATGATGTTTTTTTATAAAATCAATAATTAAATTAATATTCTTTTATATAAGGTTCAATTTTTATTAAATGTTATGTTGTCTGTAACATAATTTTTTCCCAGTCGACGACTGGAGAAATATAAGGTAATTCGCAATGGGTTGATTTACCAGGAATTGAAGAAATAAGAAATCTATTATTGTTACCCAATTCTATAAATTTGTTATGGTCCCAATTTAAATGTTTTCTGTG